GGTATAAACTGTTTTCGCCGTGTACTTCGATTGTTGCGTTCATTTTTTATTTCTCCGTTTGCGTGTTTATCTAAGCTATAAAAATAAGTATAAACCAAAATATGTATATTGTCAATAGACAACTTCTGCAATCCGTTAACGTTTACGGGATTTTGAATTAAGGTTGACAAACAAATGTTCTACCATTAAAATAAAGGCATTCATTAATTATGAGCGCCCCAGAGCGCCGTATACCGATTACGAGAACGCCGTAGAGTGTCTAACACATTCTGCGGCGTTTTTTATTGGCGGGACTCCATGCCACAAACCGATAGCACGACTTCTGAAATCCAGCCTACCGAAAACGGAACACCTGTTCCGTTGCTTTTGATTGAACAGATAACGGAAGCTGCCAGCGGTGTCTTCGTGCGCTGGCCTTATCGCGGGTCGTGGGCATACGGGCAAATCGAATCTGTTCACGATGACGGCACGCTGGAACTTGATGACGGGAAAACGCTGAAAACCAATGCGAAGAAACCGGGCGCGAAAGTCCGCATGTGGCGCAAGGGCAACGGCGGCGAATTCGTGCGGACGCCGCGCCTCATCGCTAAGGGGTTGCCGTCGCTGCGCCTCTGGAACTACACACCAAAGGAGGTGACGGAATTGCAGGAAATGCCGCTTACGTATGGGGGTTACGAGCGCGAATTCAGCGGCTTGTATTTCAACATCCCACTACCGAACCACCCGACTTTAGTTGAACTGCAAAATTACCTACGCCGTGCGCTTCCTGAAGGCACGGAATTTATTGACCCGGCATTCTTCCATATCACCCTTGTCTACTTGGAAACAGGCAGCGAAACCGACATCGCACTGATGCCAACCCCCGATCACTTACCGCTGTTTGGGGTGGGCGCGTGGGGGATGACCACATTCGGAACGCTGGAAAACCCCGCGCTGGCGCTCTCCATCGAGTCCTGCGCGCATCTTGTCTATCTGCAAAGCGACCTGTACTGGAAACTGGCAGCAATGGGGATGAAGGTATCCGCGTACAGTTATCCGGGTGCGTGGCGGCCTCATATCACATTAGCCTATCCACCGCCGCAAACGCGCCATGACGACGACAGCGAATCGATGTCTAGCAATTACATTTCACTACCGTATGCCGTTCACTTAGAAGTCAACAAGTTTGCGCTTACAGCGGACGATTACGTTAACTTGCAAACATGGGAACTACGCAAAGAGGTTCCAGTGCAGGAGATGGCGACGGTAGGAAGCGTAGTTGCTGAGCAGAGCGCGCAAGCCGAATTGATGTTCGAGATGGTGGAGATGGTGAAGCCGGGTGACGCGCCGGACATTCCGCTGCCCAGAAGTATCAACCTTGCAGCGCTGGCGAAATCGCTCAAGAAAATGGATACCAGTGGCAACCCCGACCCGTCGCAGCTTGTCTTTGATACCCGGCCAATTGGCAAGGTGACAACGAGCCGCAACGGGCGCGTATACAGTGAGCGGAGCGTGGAGTCGCTGGTGCGCCAAGTCAACACCAACCGACCCGGCGGACGCTGGGGACATCTGCGCGAGGACGAACTTAGCACGAAGTATGAACTGCCTGCCGTGAAATGGATTGCGGCAGTTTACAACCCTCTCACGAAAACGGCGTGGGCTAAAATGCTTGCGCTTACAGCGGACGCGGAAATCTTAGTAGAAATGTCCTCTGCGTTAGAGTCTGCCGTTGGCACGTCGATTTTTGCGGATAAACCAACGGAAGACGCTGGCGAAATCGTAGATTATCGGCTGATTAGTATTGATCTAGCTGATCCGGCACGAGTGGGAATACCGGACATGAGTACCGTTCCTATGCCAACAAGCGAAATGTTAACACCAAATAAGTTAGAGGAGACCGTTATGGCCGATGAAAATAAAGCGCTCACGGAAATTACCGTTGAACGCGACACCTTGAAGACGCTCACTGAGCAGCTTCAAGCAAAAGTGAGTGAACTGGAAACCGCCGCCGTTGCCACTGCCTCCAAATTGACAGAGTTCGCCGCTATCGGTGATCTGGTTGGTAAGGAAGCCGGAATCGTGGAAGCGGTCAAAGAAATGGGTGAAGAGAATACCCGTTTACTGGAAACTGCAATCGTGGCTGAAATCGCGGAAGCGGTGAAACTTGTTGACGTGCAGCCCGTCGTCCGTGAACTGGTAGATATGCAGAAGCCAACAACCAGCGCACAGGTGAAGGCAGCCGTGCAATCGGTTGTGGATCGCCCGTCAATCAAGGCGCTGTTGAAGGCCGCAGTCGCCGCCGAAATGGGACCTGTTTCACAGCGCAACCCAAAGAATCCGAACAATACATTAGGCGAGGGCTGGAAAGCCTACGTCTCCATCCCAGAGGAGAAGTAACACATGGCACCTTCATATTTTGAAAGCGACGGAAGAGCCGTCAACGTAACCCTTGTAGCAACGGTCCCAGGGAACGGCGAACCTATTTACGGCGAAGGCTGGCTAGGACTGGCGGAAGGTTCTGGTAATTCAGGCGAAACGATTGCGGTAACGATTGATCGCCGCGAACACCAATTCCTGTTTCCAACAGCGTTAACCGTCATCAAAGGCGACACCATTTACGTAACGCTGGCAAGCGCCCCGACCAATAACGTCCCTGACGCTGCTTACAGCACTACAAGCGGTGCTGGTAAAAAAGCGCTATGCAAGGCAACGGCGGCAGGCGACACGGTGAGCTTTTCTGGAAAATTACTTGTGACGGGCATTTTACTGCCGGAGGGCGTGTAATCATCATGGTTGAATTTATTTCAAGCGAAAGCCGGGCAAAAAGCAGCGCTTATGCTTCCTTTGCAGAAGGCGTGAAATTGGCTGAGCATATAAAAATGAGTGGGAATCGGAACTCCGAAGGCACCCCCATTCTGGAATTTGTCGGCACGGGTGACTTTCCCGCTGCCCATTTTATCCGTCAGCGCTACGAAGTCTTTGCGGGACGCGAAGAAGAGCCGGAAATCTGGCGTGACATCTACACCGACATCCCCATGCCGGATGCGCCGAAGAATGTTTCTGTCCTCGAAATGGGACCGGGCGGCGTAGTTGTTGATGAAGTGTTGGAAGGTGGCGAGGTCAAGTTTGCCTCTGTCTTGTCTAGCAATTTCACTATTCCCATGAAACGGTATGCGTTTGGCCTTGAGTATTCGGAAGACGTACTCATCTATAATCAGGTCAACTTTATGCCCCTGATTGAACGTGCAGCAGGCCGGGCGTTTAGCGCGAAAATGAACGCTATCCATATTGACCCGATCATCAATTTTGTCTATCCCGCCACTAACTCAGTTGCTGCCAGCGCCGACGGCACGGGTGTTATTGAGAAAACGATCCGTACACTGGAAGACGCGATTGTAGAAGCCGAAACCGACACGGCTAATCCGCGCTATGGTCCCTACGTACTACTAGTGGGCAGCGGCTCGCGCTTCCGTATTGAACGTGCGTTAAGCCGCGTCCCTCAACAGAACTTTGAGAACCAGTCCGGCGCAATTGACATGATTTCTAAAGTGATCGTGTACAAGGGTTGGACGGGTAAACGTGGCGCAAAAGTCACCACGTATGCGGGTGTCCCTGCAAACACCGCCTTCCTGATTTCGCTGGCAAACCGGGACTCCGATTTCCAAAGCATCCTGAAAAGTGACCTGCACACGGATGAAGGCAACGCCGATGTGTCACGCTTCATCAAAGACCAAACGGTCTGGTCGCTTATTCGTGGCGTTTATGCGAACCCGCTTCGCGCCGTTCAGAAAATTGCCCTACCCGCGTCTTAATAGGGTCGCTCATTGTCATTTCCTACAGGGGTTTAGGCTTTGGCTTAAACCCCTGTATTGCATAAGGGGTCAAGCATGAACGACATTATCAACCTCGCCGCGCCTAACTGGTCGCCTGCTGATAGCTATGGTAGACTAGCTTGCGAACTGGCAAGCCGGCTTGTTGTTTCCGGTGTGCATGTTAACCGGATGGGTGATGCCAGCGATGTGTATATCAAACCCGCTATGGGGGGGATTTTGATGGGCTGGCCTACCAATTTTAAGGGGTACGGGTGGTGGATGCAAGCGGGAGTGAAGATTGCAATAACCATGTGGGAGTCTACCCAGCTTCCGCCCGAATGGGCTGCCATCCTCAATACCTTTGATGCCGTTATCTTGCCTGCTCGTTTCCTCGTTGACGTATTCCGCGATAACGGGGTGACAGCGCCTTTGTACGTTATCCCGCTGGGTGTGAGTGACGAGTTCCAGTACACACGGCGACCCGTTGACCGTTCCCCCGTGCGCCTGCTGACGATTGCAGATCGCGGGTATCGGAAGGGGTCGCATGAGGTCGCGTATGCCTTTCAACGGGCATTTGGCGATTCAAAGCATGTCCAGTTGACGATGAAGGCGCGACGATTCCCTATTCGGATTACCAACCCCAACATTGAAGTGCTTGAATCCGATATGACAAATACGCAAATGGCAATGCTGTACGCCCAATGTGATGCGATGTTCTTTGCCGGACGTGAGGGTTTCGGGCTGCCGCCGCGTGAGTTTGCCGCAACTGGTGCGCCTGCTTTTGCCCTTGATTGGGGCGGGACGACTGATGACTTGGGGCTATGGGGTTATCCGCTCACATCAACGATGGAAAGCGCTTGGTCTGACAACGCCGCGCTGCGCGGGTTAGGCGAATGGGGCAAAGCAGACGTTGACGATATGGCAACCCAGATGACCGACTTCGTAGATCACCGCCAGCGCTATCTTGAGGAAGCGCATGATAAGGCGTTGTATGCCAGCGCACGGTATTCGTGGAAACAGTTCACAGATAGCGTTTGCGCCGTCTGGCAGCACGTCAAGGAGGTAAGTCGTGGCACCCACCGAATTACAGCGTAACCGACTGCGTAGGAACGTTGGCGCAACGGGCGCGAATATGCCTGCGGATGTCATTGACGATTACTATGTACAGGCCAACGGCAAATACAGCGGGAATACATCCGCGATAGAGGCTTGCGTCCGCATACTGGCTATCCGTGACCTTCGGGCGCTGGCAGTCAAGGATGTTGATTACGACCAGAATGATGCGAGTGAAAAATTATCCCAAGTGTTCGCTAACCTCAGTAAACTGGAATCCACGTATGCAGGCGAACTGGATATGGCAGTCGCGGATGCGAGTTCGTCCGTGCGCTGGGGCGCGTTGGCGGGTGGGCGACCACGTAAACGTAGAGAATGGCCTGATGCATGAGGGAGAGAAAATGAACGACTCAAAACGCTTTGCCAATGGCGGGATTGTAGACGGCGGGAAAATGTTTATCATAGGCGGACATCATGCCGCTGATGCCTTTCCGGTAGCGCTGGTTCAAGAGGTTACGGTTTCGGATGCGCCCGATAACACCGCTCTAATTACCGTGACCGTTGCGGTAAATGTTACGCTACCTGATACCTCATACGGTAAACAGCAAATCGCCCTAGCATTCGTTAAATCCACCCAAGATGCTCTCGAAAGGTTTCGGGTGGGCGCATGAGCCAAGATATTAGCTACGGAAATTGGCTTAACGGCGGTGAGGATACGATTAGTAATGAACGCCGCGCCGCCCGTGTCTGGGCGCTCATCCAACGCACTCCCGCATCCATCATCGTTGACCGAAACCAAGTCTTACTCACCGCGCAAACCGTCCGCGTAGAACCTGATAGCGGCGGACAGGAAGCCAAAGGCTACGCCGGGTCATCCGGTAAACAGATGGCGATGGTCTTCGGTGTGCGAGGACACGGGGATGATGATATTCTAGATACCAACCTGCAAAGAGATGACCGCTTTGATTACGGTGGTCAAATCTACCGCGTCGTCAACGTGCAGCACGTTCCCGGCGGGATGCAAGCGAAAGCCGAAAGCATGGATAGCTGATGTCAGCAAACACGACGCGATGGGCGGGTGTAGACGGTATCCTCAGCGCGATGACTGAATACGAGAACCGGACACGGTATGCAGTGAATCAGGTTGCCGTGTACTTTAGCGGGGTGCTGGAAACGTATGCGAAAGAAAACGCAAGCTGGGAAGACCAAACCGGGAATGCAAGACAGACACTCACAAGTTACGTGGCCGACCTTTCGCAGAATACGGTAGTTTTGTACTTGTCTCACGGAGTTGAATACGGGATTTACCTTGAAGTCAGTCATGGCGGCGCTTATCAAATTTTATGGCCTTCAATCGAAGGCCACCTACCCGCGATTAAGCAAATGTTGGACGGCATATTCCGTTAAAGTAAAATAGTTGTCACGGTAGAATTTTTGTGCTACCATAATACTTAAATCTTGAGCGCCTTGAGCGCCGTAAACTTTTAACCACAGAACGCCGTAGAGTGTCTAACATTCTACGGCGTTTTACGTTTACCGGGAAAACAGCGAATCAATGGCAACACAGCGAGCAGCCTTCAAAGCGATCCTAGCATCCGATACCACGCCAACGGTTGGCTTGCTTGCTATCCTACCGGGCGGGGTGTTGGACGCAGCGGAAACGATTGATGGCGACGGGTGGCGCAACGTGCCGAAATCGGCCAGCAAGACGCGGATTTCGCCGTTTGCCGTTATCCGTTGGCAGGCTTCCACAGTTTACCAGCCTTCGGTAGTTGGTTCGGAACGGCAGACGGCAGAGGTCTATTTTTACCAGCCTCAAGGTTATGACCTTATTGAGAGAGCGATCACTCGCGTTAAGGTGCTGCTGCATCGCAAGTATACGACCACTGATGACCGCGCCATCCTGTATACGGAATTCGTGTACGCCAGCGGCGAGTTGTATGACGGAACGATGGAACTAGGCGGGGCTTCCTGCCAGTTTGCGCGATTTATGAATTACTTCATTCGGAGTTAGAGGAGAAAGATCATGGCTGAACCACTTTTTGGAGAGGTACTTTACAACCCAACCGCGTTGATTGTAGCGGCACTCAGCAGTAGCAACGTCTACGGTACACCTGTAGAAGTCACCCGGTTTGACACGGCTGATTGGGACTATGAAGCAATGAATGACGAACTGATGAGCGGTGGGTTAATCACTGACTTGCTTTCAATCATCACCAAGGTAACAGGGACCATTAAAGAGGCCAGTATCAACCGCGCCGCGCTTACGGTGTTAACAGGTGACACGTCGTCTGGCAGCGGGTCAACACCAAACCAAGTGAATACGATGGATTTCAAGGTTGGCGGGGCAGGCTTACCTTACTTTGGTTGTATCTTGCGCTTCGAGGCGCTGTACGGGGCAAACGTGTTAGTTGGGATGCCAAAATGCAAACTGGATTCCACGCCTGCGTTTGCGGTTGAACAGAACGCTTTCCGGCGCGGTGAAGCTAGCTTTAGCGCCATCGCAGCAGGCACAATATCAAATAGCCCGATCCGCCTGAGAAGCCACGAAACCGCCGCCGCTATCCCGATTTCTCAGGTTAACTTTCAGGCGTTCTTTGCAGGGATGTTCTCATAATGACGACACCTGCAAGCCAGTGGCAACGGCAAGCTGAAGAACTCGAACTCCCGTCAGGACGGGTCGTCAAGGCGCGAAAGCCTGACCTAATGGACATCCTCATGAGTGAACATAACGGGGATGTGCCTGACTTCCTGACGGCGCAGGTTTTGGCGCAGTTCAAAGGTAAGAAACCCAAAAAAGAGGAAACGGACACGGTTGATATGGGCTTAGAAGACCTCACGAAGATGGGGCGATTTATTGACCGTGTAACCCGCGAAGCTTTCATTGAACCCCGTATTTCAGAAAACGGGCATCCTGATTACGAAAACGGTGAAATCAGTATCCATGACGTGAGCCGCCCAGACAAGATGTTTGTCTACAACTGGGCAATGCCTGCAAGCGAGACAGCGAAAGCCAAATCCTTTCGTAAAGAACCACAGCCAGATGTGGAGGCTGTACCAGAACAGTAAGGACTTCGGCAGCCGTCCGGCAACCGTCATCGGTTTACAAGATACGTGGGTCGCTTACCAATTCGATAGCGCCGTCGGGTATCTAGGGCGGTATGTTGAAATCAAGATGGAAGAATATGAGGGTAAGGGCAAACACCGCAAACGGAAGTGGACGGTTGAACAGGTACTCGCCGGACGCGCCGAAGCCTCCAAGATGATGAATGGCTTAATCGCTCAGTTTATCGCAAGCGGGTTAGAGTCAACTTAACGATACAACGACGGCAGCGAAGGGCTGCCGTTTCTTTTTGTAGAAAATATGTGCTAGAATAATAAAGAGAACATTTAGAGCGCCTTGAGCGCCACAAGTTTAAATTCCTGAACGCCGTAGAGTGTCTTAGACATTCTGCGGCGTTTTTTGTTTTGAAGGAAAAGATCAATGTCGGCTTCTGGCGGTGGTGTCAATTTAGGCGTGGCCTACGCTTCTATCGAGATGAATCTCGACGGTTTGCGTTCCAGTATGTCACAAGCAAAAAACATCTTCTCAGACGGCTTGCAAGGTATTGGCGACAGCATCAGCAGCGCGGGTCAAAGCATGATGCAACTTGGCGGCAATATTACCGCGCTTACTGCACCGCTTTCGGTTTTCGGAGTCGCCGCCATTAGTAGCGCCAGCCAGTTTGACGAGTCGATGACCAATATTGGCGCGGTCATGGGGGTGACTCGCGAAGAAATTACCGCAATAGGAAACGAACTGCAAGCCTTTGGCGAGGGTACACGGGCGGGACCGCAAGCGGTAGCCGATGCTTTCTACGACATCGTTGGCGGCGTTACCGATGCTACGACCCACATGGCGATCTTGGAAGCCGCCAACCGGACAGCGGAAGCAGGCAACGCTGATTTAGGCGAGACTACCAACGCCATGATTTCAATCATGAACAGCTATGGTTTTAGCGCTGAGGAGGCAGCATTTGCCAGCGACGTACTGACGCGGACAGTCGGGGCTGGGGTTGGCACCATGGGGGATTTCGCTAGTGCATTGCCCCAAGTTACGGGGCTTGCCAACGCGATGGGTATTGAATTTGATGATCTAGCAGCCCAAGCCGCTTACTTGACTACGCAAGGTAACACAGCATCGCAATCCGCGACTCAGTTGGGCGCTATGATGACAACGCTCCAAAACCCGACACAGGCACTCGCTGACGTTATACACGGTCTTGGCTACGAAAACGGACAAGCATTAGTTGATGCAAAGGGGCTTTCCGGCGCGTATGCCGAAATCAGGCGGGCGGCGGGCGGGTCATTTGATGGCATTATCACGAATACGGAAGCCTTACGCGGCGCAACGGCGTTAGCTTCCGATACGTTTGTTGAGTTTGCCGATAACTTTACAAGTGCAGTTGACGGGTCAACAGTAGCCGCGCAAGCCACCCAAAACCAGAGTTTTGCCGCGCAGCTTGACCTTATGAAATCGGCCTTTCTGAACCTGAGCATCACCATTGGGGAGGCAGTCTTACCCGCACTGGCGCAGATAATGAAGTACATAACACCCATTATCCGAGGGATTAGCGCCTTTGCCACCGAAAACCCCGCACTCGTCCGCACCATAGGACTGGTTGTAGGCGCGGTTGCGGCACTAGGCGCGGTACTAATCCCGCTTGGATTTGCAATTAGTACCGTTGGAGCGCTTATGGCAAACGCGTCAGTGGTTGCTTTTGCCGCGTTTTTGGGGCCAATCGCACTCGTTGGAGTAGCGTTAGCAGGATTATATCTCGCCTTTAAAAATAACTTCTTAGGTGTCAGGGATTTATTGCAACCCGTCGTTGATCGTATAAATATATCTTTTACGAATATAACTAACGGCCTTGATCGTCTGATGCTGTCACTGGGCTGGTTTGTTGAGGACATTAAAACGTTTGGTATCCGTGACGCAATTTTAGGGGCATTTGGATGGGGGAAAGCGGCAGAGGAATCGGGTGGTGAGTCTTGGCTGGAAGGTGTCATTTTCAACTTCGGAATAGCGCGTGACGACGCGATACGAATTACCGATCAAATAGGTGCTACTGTTCAACGCTTTTTGGGGATATTTGATCGTGTTTCTAACGCATTGAGTTTATTTACGCGTGGAGTGGAGTCAACCTTTGAGCAACTCAGACTAGGCGACAATATCTTTGATGCAATTGTTTATGGATTGGGTCAATTTGTTGACCAGATTTTTGAAGCGTTAGGATTTTCAGAAGAGGCGGCTAATGGTATTCAGCGTGTTTTCTTCGATGCTGTGGAGGGTATTGAGAAAACATTTAACCGCGTCGTCAACACCCTCCGCCCACTATTTACTGAGGTTGGGAAATTCCTCGTCAACCTTTTTGAAAATATCGACTTCAAACAAATCTTTAAAATTGGGCAGGTACTACTGTCACTCACTAGCCCGATAGGTATTGCCACAACAGTTCTGCGGTTATTCAGTGTTGACGTGGTATCTATTTTTGAAACCGTTGTAAATGCTGTGACTAGGTTTTTTGGGGCAATAAATGATGGCGGATCATTCTTTGACGGGTTAAGCGCCGCCATTCCCGGCCTCAACGGATTCTTTGACTTCCTAGAAACCGCCTTCAGCGATGTCATTACCTTTGTAACCGCCGTTGTCATTCCCGGTTTGCAGCAGTTTGCCGAATGGTTTACGACAACCGCGCTACCAGGAGTGATTACGTTCCTTACAGGGACAGTTATCCCGGCAATCCAGAATTTCTTTAACTTCGTAGGGTCAATTGCAGCCATCGTTATCCCCGCTCTTCAGCAGTTCGCTAACTGGTTTCTCGTTGACGTGTTGCCACAAGTCATCACTTTTGTTACCGGAACTATTATCCCGGCAATCCAGAGTTTCTTTGACTTTTTAGGCCAAATATGGGCAATCGCCGCCCCTGCGCTCATGTCGCTGGCAGACTGGTTTCTCGTCTCCGCGTTACCCGCTATTCAGCAATTCATTTCTGGCGTGGTTATCCCGTTCATCACGGATTTTATCGCGGTGCTGGTTCGCATCTGGAATGATGTAAGCCCGTTCCTTATCCAGTTATTCGATTGGTTTGTGAATACCGGACTGCCGCTTGTCATCTCTTACATCAATGACGTAGTGCTTCCTGCTGTACAGGGGTTTATCAACATATTGGCGGGGATTTGGGAAATCGTAAGCCCTGTCCTTACGCAGCTTTACGACTGGTTTATTACCGACGCGCTACCCGCGATTATGGCGTTTATTGAGGGACCGGTAACGACAGCCATTCAGGGCTTCATCACCCTGTTAACGGGTATCTGGACAGCGGTGTCGCCGGGATTGCAAAGCCTAAGAGATGGCTTTCAGGGGGTCTTTGACTGGATTAAAACCAATGTGATAGACCCGTTTTTGGTGGTCATTAATGACATTGTGTTAAAGGTGCAGAATGCCGCTTGGGACGTAAACAATTTTCTCGGACGTGCTGAGGGGATGCGTCCCTCCGAAATGGCAGCGATTGAAGAGAGTACCGGCGTTAGCGCCGAAATTATAGCGCTTCAAGAGACTATCGTCGGTAGCGGCAGCTTTGCCGGCATACCCGGACGCGCTCTCGGCGGCGATGTCATGGGCGGGATGCCGTACATGGTGGGCGAGGCTGGTCCCGAACTCTTTATACCCGGTCAATCCGGTAGCATCGTTCCAAACAACGCGCTCGCGCAAGGGGCAGGCGGTGACAACTTCAATATCACGATCTACGCCGCCGACGGCACGGATGCCGCTAATAAATTCGATAACCGTTTACGCGAACTCAGAAGGGCAAACGGATGACCAGTAAACTAGTCCGGTTTGGCAATTACACCTTCCCAACGCAGCAGTCCTCTTTTACCGATAACTTTAGGAATGCGGTTCCACGGACGACGCGGTTGGCGGGGATGGATGGCAGTTTCAATGAATACGGGCGCTTCCCGCCGCCCATCGAATCGGGCAAGGTGACGATTTCGTTTACCTTAGTTGATTACACGTTAACGGGGATGACAGCGAAACGGGATGCGGTCAACGCGCTCCTACAAAAGGGGCAGCAGGAACTCTTTATTGAAACCAGTAACCCATCAGCAGATAAGCGCTTCTGCTATGCCACGATCAACAATATCAGTATGCCGCAGCGCTTTGATCAGTACACGGACATCTTTCAACCCGTGACGATTGATTTCCAAGTGGAAGACCCGCGCTGGTTAGCGTGGCCGGGCGCGTGGTACATCGGTGACGATATTGTCATTGGGAGCAGCCTGATTATCGGCGGCGCACGGGTGACGAATACCAGCGTAGGTAACGGCACCCTGATTACGGCAACCAATAACGGGAGCGCTGAAACCCCTATCCTCATGCAGTTTGTGGCAACCCCCGGCACCGCTACCGTCATCGAAGCCTCACACCTGAATGAATGGGGCGAGATCATCAACCGCTGGCGATGGGAGGGCAGTCTACAAGCTAACGAAACGCTTGCTGTAGACAGTTCGCAGTTAGCGGTTTACCACGTTGACAACGGCGTGAAGACGGCGGCCTTTACACCGTTTACGCGCTTGGTGGGCGACGGCTTCATTATCTTGCGTCCGGGCGCAAACAGCATTCGGATTAACGGCGCATTTTCCAGCACGGTTTCACTTGAACTTGATTACTACGACGCTTGGAGGTAACTAATAGTGTATACACCTATCACAAATGGCAACACCGGGAACGCCACACTTTTTAACACGCGGTTTACCGAAATCGACGGCAACATCAACGCCCTCATCGCGGGGACATCCGGCTTGACGCTGCAAGCCTTTGCGCTGCCCACAACCCTTACACTTGTCAGCGATGCGATCACCGTCACCCGTACCCGTCATCTAGTGGACACGCAAGCCGCTGCCAGTACGGATGATCTGTCTACGATTAATCTAGTAACCTCGCTAATTCCGATTTTGGCGCTATCTTCGGTGTCCGCAGCGCGAGTAGTCGTGGTTCGGCATAACGTCGGCAATATCTGGCTTAATGGCGAGAATTACACGCTTGACGACCCTGCCGAAGTCCTGTGGTTAATATGGAATCACACGTTGGCTAAGTGGTGCATGTTTAACCCGCCGCAAGCGGCCAACGCGATTCCCGTTCCCGGCACACGCGGCTTTTTCATGTGGAGAGCATCGCAAGCTGCAATCGTGGCGACAATGACCGCTACCCCGGCCACCACAGGCACGTTGACCGAATCCATGCAGTCGGATAGCAATTACGTCAACTTTGCCAGTTCCGCAACGATCAACTCGCTAAGCGGGGCTTACATCGTCGGCAGTTTGGTACGTCGGGCGTATGACCCGATTATTGAAGTGGTCTTACGGACGACAGCGGACATCAGTTCGCTTCGCGTGTGGGTGGGCATTTTTGGCGCAAGCGGGGCGATCAACGTGGACACGCAAGCCTCTGGGTCGGGGCTAATCGGTTTTCGGTACTCCACTGCTGCCGGAGATACCGGATGGAGGCCTGTATGCAATGACAACTCAGGCAACCAAACCACAGGCACAGCAATCGGCACGGTAGCGGTCAGCACACGCTACAGACTACGGGCGCGGGTAGACAGCGCTAACGGCGTAGTTTACTTTTCCGTGAACAACAGCACCGAAACAACCATCAGTACCAACCTACCACCCGTTGGGACGGACTTGGGACCGGGTTTGGCCTTCTACAACCTCGTTGCTGTGACGCGCTCCATTGGCCTGAGTCGTTTTTATGTGGAGCAAAATTAATGACGGGTTTGTATTTATGGGCGGAACTTCACGCTCCCGACTGGAGCAAATCGACTGCCGCCGAGGGACCTATCCCGCTAGTGAGCGCCAGCGTCAGCCGTATTCTAGATGGCGCTGGCAGTGTGCAAATTGAAATCCTCGGCAGCGATGAGCGCGCTATCCGTTTACTGGATAACGAGAGCCGTATACGGGTTTACGTGAACCAGAACGGGGTTGTCCGTCAACTGGGTGCGGCACTCCTGAGAAAACGCAACCGCCGGATTGCGGCAACGGGCGAATCGCGCTCGTTTGACGGTCCCGACATTTTGGACGAACTCAAGAACTACGATGTGCTGACGGGGCGCGTCTACCGAAATACGCGATTTGAGGACGTGGTAACAGACCTCACGAGCAGCGCTACCGTGCTGTCGGGAAACTGGCGTGTGGAAGTGGAAAGCGCCTATATGGATGACCTCATTGAGGCACGGATGGACGGCGGCTCTGTCCTCAAGGCGCTGCAAACATTAATCAAGGGGCGCGGCCTTCATCTACGGCAAAAACTGGACACGCCTAGTCCGCTAGATAACGTGGTCGAAATTGGCAAGTTTGGCGGGGCGGTTGTGCTGCAATGCCTCACGCCGCCGTACAGTGTTTCACTCAGCGTACAGAATAACGATGATGTGGCATTCATCGAAACCATGAGCGTTACCAGTGACAGCGAGGATATTGTCAACTGGATACTGCCTTTTGGGAACGGAACGGGTGTCGGGGCGCTTGATCTACGCTATTCCACTCGTGAAAACATTCGGACGATGATCGGGCCCGCCGGGCAAACTCTTTGGTATATGATGGATGAGGCTAGCATTGCCGCTTACGGCATCCGTATGAAGACCGTCACCTTTGAAGACATCACCGTTGTCAGCAATTCGCTGGCGGGTAAACAGCAATCGTCTAACATGGTTTACGATGCAGGACGCGCCTATTTAGACGACCACAGCATCCCGCAAACTGTATACCGGATTACGCTCAGGAAATGCCGTAAGACGATCCGACCCGGTGACATGGTAAATGTCAGCTATCGCGGACAGGTGTTGGACGCACACGGTAAACCGCTGCCCGACCAAGACATTGAGCAATCCTTTTACGTCCTCAAGGTAAACGAGCGCGTGGGTGCTGACGGCGGATTTGGGGTGTCGTTGGAAATCAGTAACGTACAGCAGCAGGTAGAAGATGAAGCGATGTATGTAGTCAACGCTGTTGAGAAATTAAAGGCGCAATTTAGGCGGCCTGCGATTGCGGCGTACTGGAGCGAAAATACTTGGACGGATACCATGCAAAACGGGCTGGGTGATGGTGATACGAAATGGGCAAACTTTAAAATTGAAGTTGACAATTCGGTGACGGAAATTACCAGAGTTAAGATCAGATTTAAAACCTCGCCTTTGTACGTAACAACCGGATTTTCAGCACCGTTTTTTACAGCCTCGTCTCCCGCCGTCGGCATACACGATCATCAAGTCAATTTGCCTATTTTTTGGAGTCTAACTTATCACGATCAGTATCCATCTGGTATATCGCTTTGGGTAGACAACGTTAATGTTTCTACGCAATATGGGGGCCCGTGGGCAATTGCAGTAAATACGGCAGTAGATGTAGAATGTGATATTACTGATTTAATCATTAATTCCTCCAACGGAATGTATTCGGATCACCCAATCCGATTTCAATGTGAAGAGCGAATAGGCGACGTTGGGGTTAATAGCCCACTGAATCAAGCGTGGGCTTCGCAAGGCAATATTGAGTTAAATGTAAGGATACAAGGCGTTGCTCAAACAATCGCACCTGTGTAGTGTGCTTATTCTAATACTGTGTATTCTGGGCTTGACTTTTCTCATCACGATATACCATCACGCTAATTGGGTAAAAGAATGGGTTGTAGAAGGTAATATTATTCTTGTTGGCGGGGCAAGCCTTGAGATTAACACTGAACACCGTATTGTTATGGGAAATGCGTCCTATCGTTTTTGTGTCACGGGGCAACTTTCTGACGGGCGCTATGTTTTAGTTCGTCATAGCTTGCCTTACGCAACTTGCAAAGGGCAAATAGATGATGCTATTTATCTACAGGTAAAACGACCATGACTGAGAAATTCGACATCCTTGCCTATATACGCGGCGACGGGCGCGAATACGTCCTAACGCACAATTCCGGTGCTGAAGAACTCTGCTACACCGACATCGTTGGCAAGACGTTCTACCAAGTCAAGAATAATCAATATGAAGGCTTTTACGCCGCCGACGACGTAATCGGGCGCACGGTAGACACGTCGCAAGGCGGCGGCCTGATGTACATGGTAGGCGACCCACCCGGCAGCGGCGCAGCGTGGTGTCCGCGATTTATGGCAGTCGGGGAAACGTTTACGATGGCGACCAAGATTACCCATTACCGAAAACCGGATGGCGTGATTTCTAATTGGGGCGACCTTGCCCACGTTATCAAACTGGTAGCGCACAACCCCGCCTACCTCATCCCGACGGGGCAAAAGTTGGATGCGATCCAGATGTCGGTTTCGCTGCCCGGTCAATTACCATTTGATACGATGTGGTTTGCGCGTGGTCACGGGTTGATTGGGCATCAGTCGCCCGACGGCAATCAAGCCTCTAAACTGACGCATTACGCTCCTGCTGGCATCAAGGCGGGTTATCCCCGCGAAACGATTGAATGGCTGAAGATGCCGCCGATTACTGCATTTGGGCAAGCGGTTGACCCGGACACTATTCATCTACCAGATTCGGTACGCCGTCGCGCTGTGCTGGCGCACGGCAAAAGCAACATCCGCAGTACGCCGTCAACGGATAGCGAGATAACCGGGACACTGCTGAATGGCGAAATCGTAAACGTGTATGCTGATGAGCGGGTGTCGGGTGACTTCACTTGGCGCAAGATTGCGGCAGCGGCAGCGGTTGGATGGGTGGTCAGCATAGCGCCTACGTTTTCAATCCATTTTGATCCGGTCACACTGACCCCGCCAATCATTGACCCTGAAAGTGTGATTAAGCCAGCGCTGGACAGGATTACCGCTGTCCTGATGGCGATTAGGGAAATCGAGATTGCGCTCAAAACCGTACAAGATATGTTGACGGATTTGCGATGAATCATCATCGTGAAAAAGAACGTGCCAAGTTATACGATAACGCTTTTAATGCGCCCATAGAATTTTTGCTCGAAGAGGCGCAAAAGCAATATTCATTTCCGGTTGACCACGACAGCATCCGGCATTACATTGATGTGGCTGAGGAGAATTCGGCTATATTAGTTGTTTTGAAGCAGCGGTTTGTAGTGTTGTTTGACGCTCTGGCGTTTTACGCGGGGGGGTCTCAAGACGGCGGTGACCGTGCAAGAGAAGTTATTGAACGCCTTACCAAAATTAGCGCTGAATGAATACGCTGTACACCGTTATCGGCATCCTTTGTTTTCCGGTGATCGCAGTTATCAGCCTGATTTACATGGCGGTTCTAGGGATTGGCATACTGCTACCGACAGCGCGGCGGGTAAAAACAAGCGACCCTGTAAACCTTTGCAAACTCACATTTACATAGGTAAAATAATTTGACCGAAACTGGGCGGGTTGTAGTAAACGGGGTAACAGAATGCTTGTTGCCAAGTACGCGCCGAAGTGGATAGGAGGGAATGAGGTGAAACGAATCCAGAAACTCGCCGTACTGATTTCAGTGGGCATCCTATTAGATGTCTGTGTGATTATTTTCCTTGTGCTGGCAACGCGCTATTTTTCCCTCCGAACATCGCCAACGGTTGGGCTGTTGATTCGGAAGGTTCTAAGGCGTGAGCAGACGCTCGTTGATGAGCAGCGCGAGAAGATGCTCAAAGACGCAACGACCATTCTTTTAATGCAGGATACAATCGACAAACTCAAGGAACTACTGACCAAAAAATCTAATGAGGTTCTTTAATAAGTAGCCGCCGTGTATGCTACAATTAAATAGAACACTTGTACAGAAAGGAGGGGCGCGGTCAATACGCGAATAAACAAATGTCTAACGAACTAATTATCGCAATTTTAACTATCATTGTCGGTCCCTGGATAGGTGTGCTGGTACTGCGGTTGAAATACAAGCAGGAACTACGCCACGCCGAAGCAGCGGCACAAATCAAATTGGATTCAGAACGGGCGCGAATGCAACTTGATCTAGATGAGGCAAACCAGCAACTTGAAATCGAAGCATCCCGCGCTAAATCCGAAACTGAGAATCGACGCGATAACCTACTCGCTGATATTACCGAACAGTTTAGAATGGAAATATCAAAGTCAAGAGATGCTTACGGGGTGCTGGGGCGCAGACTTGAAGATGCGACCATGAATCTTTCCGCCAAGTCCGAAGCCTTGCAGTCAGTTGAAAGCGAACTCAGCGCACTAACCCCGCAACTGGATTTCTGGAAAGCCTCACATCGCGAGTTAACAGTAATCCATGATCGCACGGTGCAGATACTTGAAAAAATAAGCACTGACTTTCAGGCGCGGACGGCGGAACTCCTCGCAATGGCTAAGGAAAATGCGACCCTGAAAGAAATCGCTAATCGGGTTGAAGCGATGGAGAAAAACCTTGATCGTCTTGTGACGGCGGATATGGGTAAGGACGCGGAAATCAAGCGACTGCGCGATGAGCGCAACGACGCACTTAGGAAAGTTGAAGATAGCCAGCAAATGAATAAGTCTATCTTTCAGGAGATGGTGGAATTGCGGCAGCAGGTCACGAACCTGCACGACCTTGCGCCCAAGTCTACCGACCAACTGTTAGCCGTAGAGTTGACCGAACCCGTTCCCGAATTAACTGTATAACCAGCACACTTGTGTATAGAGGAGATTTAACCATGAAACACATTACCCGCATACTTGTCATCTTGATTGCCACGCTCCTGCTGACCGCCGCCATCTATCCCGCGCTGGCGCAATCTACAGAAGACCCGCTACCCGTTAACACGGACACCGCGCCCCAAGTGACCGCTGCCCCAATTGAGGTCGTCACTGTTGAGGCAACGGCAGAAGTGACCGCCGTCGCACCGTTGGTAGATGCAGGCGCATTAGAAGCCGAAGTACGCGATGCCGTCAGCACGGAGGTCACGCCCTTGTTTAACAAAATACTGGCAATTTTGGTTGGCGTGGTGGTTGGCGCATTTGTCTTGTTGAATAAGTTTACGGCAGTGGCTATTCAGGCTGCACGGAATGAAGTCCCTGAATTCTTGCGCCCTGCACTGCAAACAAGCCTTGAGAGTATCGCTGATAAAATGCGGACGCTGGATTTGCTTAAATTCACGCAAGTCGATAACCGTTTACTGGCAGTCGGCGCGGACACGATTACGAAGGCGGCGCGGGGCGAAACTAACGTCACGCTAGATGAGATTAAACAGGATGCCGAAGCGATCAAAGCCAACGCCGCCAAACTCTTCAACAGAACCGATCCTGAAGACGCAAAAGGCTAACTTTGATGAGCTATGACAGCGTTTGGAAATTGGTGGCGGCGGGATGACAGCACCCTTTGGCGCTCAATGCCGCGTCATTGTTGACTGGTTGAATATCCGCGCTGCCCCACGCAAGGCCGCCAAGATTACAGGTAAGCTGTCTGCGGGTCAACTTGTAACCTGCATGACGGCGGTTCTCGATGGTGGCTACGTGTGGCGCGAAATCACAAGCGGCGGATGGGCAGCAGAGCAAACGGTCAGCGGATTCGGGGTGTACCTGCAAGAGATTCCCTTGATACCGGAAAGCGGGGACGGTGTACGGTTGGGAGTGGAGTGGCTCTCTCAACTTGACCGCGTAACATCTCCAGGTAGTTTTGACTGCGGTCAAGCGTGTATTGCGATGCTAATGCGTTTCTATGGGCGTGGCAGCGGGTCGATTAATGTCAAAGACCTGACGGACATCGTTTACGGGAAGACGACAGCAAAACAGTTACAGCAGCTTGCAGGTCGCTTTAGCCTCTCGCTGCTGCAAAACGTGCTGACTAATGACGTTCCCGGATTCCTCCGTCTAGAATTAGATCGTGGAAAGCCGATTATCCTACTGGTTAATTATGCTGACTTGGGGTTCAAAAACCACTTGTTGACAGGAATCCAGCAAGGCTACCATTGGCTCGTTGTGGTCGGTTACGAGGGTGACAGTTTTCAGGTACACGATCCGCTGTGGCTTTCGTGGCAGGATAACGGACAATCGGGGAGGGGCGGCGGCTTCCTCAAGATAACAGCAAGCAAGTTGACCTTTGCCGCCCGTGTGGGTAGGCTGGCGCTGGTATGACCCGTTCCCCGCAAACTAAGCTAACTTGGAAACCGCTGCCCAGTGAACAGGGGTGGCGGGGGATAGGAGAACCCGGCGAAGGCATGTTGTCTTTCGTCGGGTTTTTGTTTATCGGGGGTCTGCTGACTGGCTTGCTTATTCCTCGCTGATGTGCCAAAGGCCAAGATCGCCAGAAAGTCTTTCCATCCCTACAATCAGATTCCCGAAGGTTGCAAATTCGTCGGCGTTTACGAGGCCGAGTCCTTCCTCGTAGTAGCCAATGCTGAAAATTAACTGGGCGCGCTCCTCGCAAAACCATTTAGAGGCTTTGGCAACATTGCCGTTGCCAATGTCGAAGGTGGGGTTTATATCGTCTGTGTTCAGATTTGCGGCGATTGTGGCTACTAGTTCGCTGGTACGTTCCACGTCGGCGGCGGTCTCAACGATTTCAACGATTGGCGTGGTCTCAACGATTGGTTCGGCAATCGGGGTAACGATGCTACGGCCTGCTTCGGTTATGGAGTAGGTCTGAACCCCCCGAACCATTTTCTCATATTGAATTAGGCGCGCATCCAACAGCGAATTCAGTGTTGTAATGCTGACCGTCTTGTTGCCTAATAAGTGCATACCGCGATAATCTTTGAAAATTGTTTCGCCGTTTGCCATTACTTCCAAGATGCTTTTTTGCGCTGCCGTTACTTTTGCCATGATTTTGTTTCCTTCCCCGTGTGCGCGGGTGTTTATCTAAGCTATAAAAATAAGTATAAACCAAAATATGTATACTGTCAATAGGTTTCACCCCCCAATTTTTAGGGGGGGGTCACAGAACGCCTATTTGCCATCAGCCCAATGATTAACCAAGACCGCGTTCCGTTCCCGCTCCGCGTCAAGGGCGGTAATCAGTTTATGCAGTTCCATTTCCAACCCAACATTTACCTTGTGCAGGGCAATGAACTCTTTGAACGTTTTCCCAAGACCGTATACGAGGTCGTAAACGGGGGTATGTAGGTGTTCTCCGTAGGCTTCGTCACAGATAGCACGTATGCCCTCTACAACGCCCTTGTAGGGCACCAAATCAGTAACCGCTAGGCTCTGTTCAAGGTATTCGCTTTCGAGTTCTGCAACCCGCGCTTGCGCCAGATCGTATGCGGCTGCCAACTTGCGATTTGCTACCTGATGTCCTACGCGCTCGGCGATCAGCGCACTGAAAATTTGCTGATACTGGTCAGCAGTCACGGAAGGCTGACCGGGTTGCTCGTTATCAATGACGGCGGTCATATCTTTCAGGGACACCACAAACGGGGGTGCTAATGGCGATCTAATGCCCTGCATCCATATCCTTAGAAAATTGCTGTAGGCCGCGTCATTCATACTACCGCTGATTTGGTGTGCGCCGTTCTTATGAGTAACTTTGAAGATGATATCTTCATACTGAATAGAGTCAATGGCATGTTCCAGCGGCATGTCCGTCAGGTGGTCTTGCGCCGAAAACACCGAAGGCGGTTGGCTGATGGCTTTTTCGGCTAACTGGATAACGGTATCGGCGGCAGGTAGCGAGGGCGCGGCTTCCGGTGTCCAGTGGTTCTGCTCACGGGCGAGGGCTTCCGCTTTCTCCAACCGGACGGCATAGCGCATCGGATGGCAGAAGCCTGATGTCTCGATGACTGCCCACGCCGTAATCAGCAAGCGGACTTCGGTAATCGTGCCGTAGCCAAAGCCGGGAATGTGAACGCGCTGTCCGACGACGGTAGCGGTTTGGGTTGGCTCTAGGGTTTGCGTGGTCATTTTGCATCCTCTTTTTCTTTGATTTTAAGTTTACGGGCAATGGTCTCCTCAACAATGTTATGCGGTGGTTTTGTGTACACGACACTGACTTAGACCCTCAGCCTGTTTAATCGTGTACCGCAGAGTTTGGGAATGGAGAAGCATCCCAAAGTGCCTATGTATTCACCACTAACGGAGTTCCCCGAAGGGAACTGAGTCTGGTCAGCACGGCTTGCATTGCTACAAGCCCCTAGCTTTAGCTATGGAGTCGCTGACAAAGGTTTAATCGTCGTCCGGGTCGCCCTCCCCTGCTTCGTCGTCACAGGCTAAGGCTTCCTCAATCTCACTGCTGACTTTCCGTAGCGCTTCGTATAGGTCAAAGCGACTGATGTAAATCACATCATCGTCGCCCGTCAACATATCAATGATGCGCTCCGTCTGCGCGATGCCCATATTAAGCGCCTGCGCCAGATCACCGATCAGCCGCTGCTGACCGTTTTTCTCTGCGTCTTTTACATCAATCGCGTTCTCATCCAACACCGCATCACGCTGACTCAGGAACTCTGATGCCATACCCATCGCGCCCTGATAGGCTTTGGTCAGGTGGCGCACGTCCGAGTCCATGCTGGCGATCAATCCCCACATCTCAGCGAGGTACTCCACCATCTGGACATCTTCGAGGTTGGGTGTTATCAGCCACTCGAAACAGGTGCGTAGGGCTTCTAGGCGATCAGGCTTAACGAGCGCGCCTTCCATAACCTCTTGGTCGATGTGCGACGGGTGTAGGGCGAGGGTATTATTCGTCATCTAATTCATCCTCCCATTCGGGATGTGTACCGCCGAACAGCACTTCAATAGCAGCAGCAAGGGCTTTGCCCTGCTCCGGTGTAACCTCTATGAGGGTGTAGTAAAGTGTCCAATTTGCAAACCGAATCGCTGCTTTTTGGCTTACGCCGATTTTCTCAAGTTCGCCCGATACGTTTTCGTGGGCGACTTGCATATCGTCTTCGGGACTGTCTTGGTAATGGATGGCTTCCATCTCTTCCATGAACTCATGGACATGTTCTTCAACTGCCTCGATAAGCTGACCGATGACGGGGTGTTTGCCATCGCCATCAACCGCCGCCTTGTGTAACTCTTTGTAGGCTTTCGCGGCTTCGTCGCGCTGCAAGGCTACCGCTCCTGCAATCTCAAGTGCGCCACCCGCAACCGTGATTGCGGCTGCGCTGGTATTCGCAAGCTGCTCGGCGCGTTCCCAAATTGCCGGAACTGCGGCGAGTGTCTCTTGATCGTTCGCCTCTTGCGCTTTGAGGTAGACGGTGTTTAAGGATGCCCAAATTTCTCCCAATGTCGCTTGTCCATCTGCTAGCGCGCCGATGCGCTTCTGGACGGCGACGAGTTGACGTGCGGTTTCGGTTTGTGGGTCTTGTGTCATGGTCATGGTTGCTGCACCTCAGCGGGTAATCCAAACGGTCTAAAGGGGAAAGACGGTGGGCGCATCAACTTTTCAATGGCATCCAAAATTATTTCTTTGCCATGCTGAACGGTTGGCGCATTGTTGCCAACTGCTTTTAGCTCATCCAATGAATACTGCTTGGAGCGCAACGCCTCAATGAAGGTCGGATTGCTCAACGACCCCCCGTAAATATGTGCATCGAGTTCATACACATCCATAATGAGCGTTCCCGTAACGGTGCGAACTTCGGGTTCGGGCTTAACCTCAACGGGAACTTCAACCAGTGCGACTGGCTCGGGGTCGGGCGTGGCGAAGATGTAGCGGGTGAGCATGACCGTGATGAAGCCGTGATTGTGCGCGGGGGTGGTCGTGCTGATGATGTTCCAGTCCCGGTCTTGCAGGTCGTCCAGCGCTTTAATCGCCAGATTCCGTTCATCAGTATCGAGTGGGTCATAGGTGACGATGGCGGTGCGCTTACCGATTTCGGGCGCGTAACGCAGAGTGCGAGGCTCGCGAGGTGTTGTTTCTTCTGTGCTAGAAAATTGATAAATAGTGGTCATTTTGCATCCTCTTTTTCTTTGACTTTAAGTTTACGGGCAAGCAGATCGCGCTCGGCGGTGAGCGTGATGACCTGTTGACGGGCGGCGTTTTCACGATCAATGAGCAACCGGACGCGTTTAAACTGGCCTTCAAGTGTGAAGACAGCCGACGGGATACCCGCGTTGTCTAGCTGGGCGCGAATGGTTTCAAGCTGCCGTTTAAAGCGATCCAGTTTATTGAACACTGACGAGAACTGCGTTTGTAAGTTAACGAATTCTGCTGTCTGGGTACGGAGCGACTTGAGTTCAGAGACCAATGTAATCACTCGCCCAATGAGCGATTTACCGGGTTGATGCGGATAACCGCTTTTAGTCAGCGCCCGGTCAAGATTTTCCACGATTTCGGTGTGCAGGCGGTCAATCGGGGAACGGTCAATCATCATCGCGCTACCCCCGCCGTCAGCGCTTCCGCGACCAGCGCGGACAAGTTACCAAAATCCGTCACCACGTAATCAGCTTCCAGAAGCAATCTGTTAGCGGAGTACGGCTCGCTGAAATCGGACACCGGGAACAGTTCGGTATCGGCATCGAAATCAACATGCGGCAGCAGGTTAAGCGTTAGCATTTGTGGCCTCCCGTTTGCGCCGGATGGCGTATTCGCGGATCGCTTGTTTCCAGTCTTCAGAAAGCGGCTGGTTGCCAGTCAGCAATTCGAGGAGAGTATTGGCGGTCTTTGACTTGATGTCCAAAGTTCGTGCGATCTGACTGATCAGTTGATCGTATGCGTAGGATTCGGCATCGTCGCCAATTGCGTCTTCGCGTCCTGCATACTCCTGTAAACTGTCCGCCAGCGAGACAATTTCGTTTTCCAGTTGACTTACCCGCGCCTGTAGACGGCTCTCGTATGCGGCATCCTCATTTAAGGATGTGAGCGCTTCCTTAAGCAAATCGGCCATATTGTTGAACGCCGCACATATAGCGTGGGTGGCGTAATCGGCGGCGGCGGTTTGGTCTTGTGGCAGGTTGCCAATGGCTGCCCAAATTGTCTGCGCGTGAACCTCCAATAGCACCATGTTGCGGTCTCTGTGATTTGCGATGTCTTCTAAGTTATTGGTCATTGGTCATCTCCGTTGGTTGGCTAAATTTAGTTAATTCGATTAAGGCAAATTAGGACGGACATGTTATCCGCCCCGATAAGATGTTAGGTTTAGTACTCGTCGAGTCCCTCGTACATAACAGCTTTCTCCAACTCGCTCAGGCGCTCTTCGGAGACTCCGACTTTCAGCAGCAGACGTTTTGCGGATTCGGCTGCCCCGCGCCAGTCCATCAACAAATTTGTTTCGGTTGCATTTTCGTAGAAGGCGTTGGAGTATGCGCGTTCCAGCGCAGCGAGCAACTCTTTATTTGTTGCCTCAAGTGCGTCTGCGTAATCAACAAGTGCGAAGACGGATTCCATCCCCTCTTCGGTGATGGAATTTCTACCGTCCGTAATGAGTGGACTGAAAACGATCATATACGCTGTCGTTGCCGGACGGATGCGGGTGCTTTGGTGCGGTGTCGCCGTCATTTCCTCATGAGAATCTGAATATTGTGCGTGAGCAACTGACAACAGCGCAGAACTCATGTCAGTCCAGTTCATTCCTTCGAGGGCTTCTTCTTCTGTACCGAGTGCAATCATGGCGTTTCTCAAGGCTTGCTGTGCAAATTCTTGTTTATTCATTGGTCATCTCCGTTGGTTGGCTAAATTGAGTAAACAGCGCTTCGCGGCGGCTTGATTGCTTGGCCTTGAGCGCAGACTTATTCTCGCTTAGGCGGTCTTGCGCCAGTTGGTTATGGAGAGCGGCGGCCTGCACCCATGTGCCGCCTTTCGCATGTATTTCTTTGATCGTAGACTGTGCGCCGTACAATATGCCGTCCATCTGAATCAACGTTAACCCCGTCTCGTCCTCGTCCTCATCATCTATGATTTCGTTGATAGCATTTACCCACGAAGTCGGGGCGCTTTCCGTCAGCACCCCGCTACCCGTTCCCACGCTACCCGTACGGATGTAGGTCACTGCAATCATCTCGCCGTCGTAATAGGCGACCTTCGCGGCAAACTGAAACCCGCGTTTCTGTAACCCGTCTGAGGCCTTCACATACGCTTGTACCGCCGCGTCTTGCGCCGGGTCGTAGCGGATGACGGCTGTCGTTGCGCCTTCGGTGAGTTTGCAGCTTTCGCTTTTCGTTGGCTCATTGTCCTTATCGTTATCGTCGTCCTCGTCGTCCTCATCGCTTTCTGTGGACGGGGGAACGGGCGGCGGGGTGGAAGTACGCGGAAAAACAAGTTTTACGGGGTCGGTAGGCAATACCGATAATTGCTCATGGTTGTTGCCAGAGTCGGAAGAATAATGGACGATGTAAGCCAGAAAAGTAGACGGGGTTTTTAAGACAATTGTTTCAATCTTGTGTCCAAAACAACTTAAAACCCAACGCTCCCACAGGCGCTCGTTGTATGCCACCGCCACTGTCACTTTGTCCCCAGCCATCCGGCTTACGCTGGATACTGAAATGTGATCTACAGTCTGCTGTTCGCCGGGGAACATTGGCGTAACCAATTCGTCGTCTTCGTCGTCTTCGTCGTCAGGACGGATGTCGCGCAGCCCTGTTCCGGCCAACCCCAACGGGGTGTCTTCGGGTTCGATTGTCATCATTTTCCTTCCATAAAATCTATACATATTTATACGGTAATATTATCATAAAAATATGTATAATGTCAAGTGTTTTGCAAGATCAAAAAAACAGGTTGTTAAAGTCGGAACAATTGTTCCGTCCCTGCTAGTTAGCTGGGTTCAGCGACCCCCTCGCCGGGTGCGCTTTCGGTCTGCTGTTGACTGGCTGCCCCAGCAAACAGGTCAACTTGTTTATAGATTTCTGTTGGTAGCGCCTTTGCGGGTTTGGCCTCCGTTCCTATCATGCCCATCATTGGCAGCGTATACGGCATCGCCAATCGCTCCCGCGCAACCTCGACATACTTCCGCGAGCTATCGCCACAAATAAATCGGCGACCCGTCTGCCTCGCTGCTATCGCTGTCGTGCCGCTGCCCACACACGGGTCAAAAACCAATTCACCGGGTTGCGTATACGTCCGGATGAGGTACTCAAATAACGCCACAGGCTTTTGCGTAGGGTGTAACGTTGTACTCCTGCTGCTATCGAAACGAGCAGCATCAAATGGGATATAAACCACGCTGCGCGGGTAGGCTTGTCCCCGATTATCGTATTCGAAATCTTTCGCGTAGTTGCCGTAAACTTCACTCTTGGAATGGTCTTTCCGCCTGACAATAACACGCTGTTTTGTTGGTGTCATTTGCGCGTTATAGGTGGGCTTGCCTTCATGGAAAATCAAAATATGCTCATGATCCTTAAGCGGCTTGCGCTGCACATCCAAGAAGTTGGTTGCTACGGATTTATGCCATACCCAATCATATTTATAGCCGTCTAAATTCGTGCTGATAAGCTGTGCAGCAAAGCGCATCGAGGCGGTTAAGGCGATAACGCCGCCGTCCTTAATCACGCGCTTAAATTCCGCCCACATCGGCACAAGCGGTATGACGCTATCCCACGCGCAAGCCGTTATTCCATACGGCAGATCACACAGGATCAAATCCACCGATTGCGACGGCAGCGCATTACACAGTGTCATCAAATCTAAATGATGAATCGTGTCATCCCTAACGGCATATTCTGGTAGCTCCAACATCATCCCGCCCGCCGCGTTCAACCACATCTCGCTCTCACCTTTTTTAGATTAGCAGCGTAGTAAAGGCGGGCGTACTCTCTCACCTTTTCCGGATTAGCAGCCCGCCAGACGCGGCTTGCCTCTCTCGCCTTTTCCGGGTTAGCAGCCCGCCAGACGCGGTTTGCCTCTCTCACCTTTTCTGGATTAGCAGCGTGGTAAACGCGGACTGCCTCTCTCACCTTTTCCGGGTTAGCAGCCTGCCAGACGCGGCTTGCCTCTCTCGCCTTTTCCGGGTTAGCAGCCTGCCAGACGCGGACTGCCTCTCTCACCTTTTCTGAGTTAGCAGCGTAGTAAACGCGGGCGTACTCTCTCGCGCACTCTTTGCACTGTGATCGTAATCCATCTTTTTTCGTGCTGTGCCGCGAAAACGCGCTCACCGCCTTCGTTTCCCCGCATTTCGCACACCGTTTACTACCAACAATTATCTCGTCTGCGCTCATCCCCAACCTGCTTTCAATTCATCATCTCCATCATTGGCAGCGTATACGGCATCGCCAATCGCTTCCGCGCAATTTCAACATACTCCCGCGAGCTATCGCCACAAATAAATCGGCGACCCGTCTGTCTCGCTGCTATCGCTGTCGTCCCGCTGCCCACACACGGGTCAAAAACCAATTCGCCGGGTTGCGTGTACGTCCGGATGAGATACTCAAATAACGCCACAGGCTTCTGCGTCGGGTGTACGTTAAAATGGTTGCCGTTTGCGAACATTAAAATACTATCAGGGTAACCCGCGAATTCCTGAATATAGTCGTTTATGTGTGATGGCCTAGACCCTATAATCTTTGTATGGATTGTACCGCCCGGTCTGTATTTGCGTTTCCCAAGAATACTTAACCCTTGTGGATAATAATTCATGGGATTACTTGCGCCATTCGCAACGGCGGCAGGGCTAAAAATAAGTACATCCTCATGCCTATTCATGGGCTTTAGCTTTGCTCGGATAAAATCAGTAGGGGATGATTTTATCCATACGCAAGCATACTTAAACCATTTTGGATTGCTCATTACCAGCGCACTCGTAAACGGCTGAGTCGCTGTTAGCACGATTGCCCCGCGTGGTTTTATCACGCGCTTAAATTCCGCCCACATCGGCACAAGCGGTATGACGCTATCCCACGCGCAAGCCGTTATTCCATACGGCAGATCACACAGGATCAAATCCACCGATTGCGACGGCAGCGCATTACACAGTGTCATCAAATCTAAATGATGAATCGTGTCATCCCTAACGGCATA